AATTTACATCACATTTTGAATTCTTTAATTTTGATTTTGATTTAGCTATGAAGATGATCGGAAAAGATGGCTATAAGTATAGAGTAGCTTATCGAGATCAATTACTTCCAGATAATGCTTTAGAAGAAGATAGATCTAATATGTTTAAGAATATTACTATTCATGCTATGGGATTTATGAGAGCTATGCAAGATCGCAAAACTTTTATAAATAATCATTTAAAAAAGACAGAAATAGCTAATATGATTATTCAAGCTAGGCCTAATTCTAAAATTATTACTTTCTCTAATAATATTAAAATGGCTGAATCCATAGCAGTAGGAGAAGTATATAGTGGTAAGACTTCTAAAAAGAAAGGAAGAACTACTATTTCAGAATTTAATCTAAAACCTACAGGGGTACTTAATACTGTTAAAAAGGCTATTGAAGGCTTAGATGTGAAAGGATTATCTGTAGCTATTAATATAGGTATAGATAGTTCTGAGATAAAAGCAGTCCAAAAACTTGGAAGAATTATTAGAGCAGAGGAAGGAAAAGAAGCAGAAATGTTTAATATTATTATAAACAATACTGCGGAAGTTGAGTGGTTTAAAAAATCACATAAAAATGCTGAGTATATAACTATTGATGAAGAAAATTTAAAGAAAGTATTACTAGGAAAGGAATATAATGAGTATAGAAAGCCTATTCCTAAACTTTCTTTTAGGTTTTGATACATATAATAAAACTCCGAGAGGAGAATAAATATTTTGTAGTTTGAGATATGTTGGTGAACAATTCTTAAACTAGTTTAAATTGAAAAAATTTAATTATTCTATTGATGATGATATTGCATTTCAAGAAAAATATCAAATAACCCCTACAGAATTATTTGTACTAAAGATTATTCTTTTATTGCAGGAAGATACTCAAGATGAAGATTATCTTAAAAGATTTCTTCAAATTTCTGATAATAAAGAATGTTTTAGAGATACCTTGCAATCTTTGCAAAATAAGGGGTTAATCTTAAAATCCTATAAAATTCCTAATAAAGGAGAGTCATTTAATCCTTATGATATTGCTATTAATAAAGTATTGATAAAAAATATGCATAAAGCATCTTTTGATTTGGGTCAGGAACTAATGGAAGTTTATCCTAGATATGGTATGATTAATGGGGGAATGGTTCCTTTACATGGAGTTTCTAAACGTTTTGGAAGTCGTGAGGATTTCTTTCGTTTTTATAGCAAAATTATTAATTGGAATCCAGAAACTCATAGTAAAATTATTGAGTTAATTAAATGGGAACAAGCTAATAATGTAGGATTTTTAAATATGACTGTTTTATCTTTTGTAATTGATCATCGATGGGAAGCATTACAAGATATTAAAGATGGTAAGTTAAGTAATGTTACATTTAATACGATAGAGAGTTTATAATGAGTTATAAATCTTTATTAACTGAAATTGATAAAGGTAGAGCTGGTAGAAGTCATGGAACTCCTATTGGATTACCTAAATTAGAGGAATTAACTGATGGTGTAACACAGGGAACTTATACTTTAATCTTCGCTGGTTCTGGAATTGGCAAAACTAATCTTTTAGTATATGCTTATCTCTATAGAGTTATTATGGAGCATCTTGATGATGGAAAATTAAGAATTAATTTCTTTTCTCTAGAGATGAAATCTGAAATTATACTAGCTAAACTACTTTCATTGTATATTTATGAAAAGTTTGGAAAGAGATTAGGATTCAAAGAATTGTTATCCAGGAAAAAAGACTATATATTATCTGAAGAGAATTATAAAATAGTTAATCAGTGTATTCCTTGGCTTGAGAAAGTCGATAAAATATTAAATATAATTGATAAAAATGTTAGTGCTGATGGAGCATATGCTATAGTTATGGAGGATCTTAAAAAAGAAGGAACTTTTGAAGGTGCTGGGAAAGCACGTAAATATATTCCTAATGATCCAGATAAACTATTGATAACAATGATGGATCACATGGCTTTGCTAAAGTATACAAAATCTAAAAAAGAGGAAATTGATAAATGGTCTCATTATGCAGTTAGTCTTAGAAATAGAACTAATATGTCTTTTGTAATGTTAATGCAAAGTAATAGAGACGCAGCTTCTATGGATAGAAAAAAGCAGGGTTATCAGGAACCTATGCCTTCTGATCTGAAAGATAGTGGAGGTCCTTATGAAGACTGCGATTGTTGTTTATCGATATATGATCCAATTGTAGATCATTTAGCAAACTATCATGAATACAACATTAAAGCACTGAATGGGAAGTTCAAAGCTATTATCTGTTTAAAAAATAGATACGGAGCATCTAATAAGGCTGATTATTGTTATTTTGATGGTAAAATTAGTTATTGGAGAGAACTTCCTCCAGCTAATGAGATACATGACTACACTAACATATTTAATAAGAAAGATAAAGTTAAAATAGAAGATAATAACGATACTAAATTTAACTTTACAATGTAAAATGGCAGAATTAATAGCTATAGTAGGAGAGAGTGGTAGTGGAAAGACTACTTCTATTAGAAATCTAAATCCAGAAACTACTTTTATTATTTCAACTACAGGAAAGCGTCCTGGAATTAAGGGAGCAAAGAAAAAATATCCAGATTTTAAAGTAAATAAAGAAACTAAAGAAATTTCTGGTAATTTTTATACTACAAGCAATATAGATCAAATTGCCAAGATGATGAGCCTCATCAATACTAAATTAACTAATATTAAAGTGCTCATTATTGATGATTTTCAGTATCTTCAAGCATTTGAGGCTATGGCTAGAGTGGATGAGAAAGGTTATAGTAAGTTTACTGATATGGCAAAGCATGCTTATGAAGTTCTTAAGTCGTCAATGGATCTTAGAGATGATCTATATGTAGCAGTGCTTACGCACAGTGAAAATACTGGAGATAATCTTAATCCCTACTACAAAATTAAGACCCAAGGTAAATAAATATTTGCCAGTATAACCCCTAATTCGGCGAAATCTAAAGCTTAAGTTGTGAAACTAATTGTATGACAATGCCGAGCCAAGCATAAGAATAATTCTAGAATACTTAGGGCGCGTGTATCGACTAGTAGCGGATCGGCTACGTAAGACATGAAGTAATTAGTCATGTTTGAAATGGGGATGTAAAATATTTTTATATTTTATGAATACATAGTCAGTTCCCGTAGAAATACGGTAGGCATAAATTAGGTGAAGTAATTACACCTTATAAGTTTATGTAGTTTTAACGAAAATGTTAGACAGTGTTATTACACTTGAAGGTCTTTTCACTTATGTACTTTTCACTAAGGTTGTTCGGGATGAAGGATCTAATGAAGTACAATATAAGTTTCTTACTAATTCAGATGGAACATGTACAGCTAAATCCCCTATGGGACTGTTTGATGATACTCTAATAGATAATGATTTAAATTTTGTTATTGATAAAATTAAGGAGTATAACGAAGACTAATGAAACTTGTTAAAATTACTGTAAAATCTGAATGGGTAGATGAAACAACTGGTGAAATTATTACGGACGAGCGAGTTCTTAATGATTCTACCGTAAAAACTAAGAAAGCTTCAACAACTAAAAAGAAGAAGGAAGAAGATAATGATCCTACACCTAAGCTTACTTTAGATGATACTAAGTATCATTTAAATAATGCAGCTATTCAACTTTTAGGAGTAGAAGCTGGAGATAAGATTGATATTAAATATCAAAAGGTAGACGGATTTAATAGTAAAGTTCCAATTATTGGAACTGATGCTACTTTCCAAACACAAGGAGGTAATAAGCTTTCTAAGTCAAATACAGTTATCTGTAGAGGTACAGGTAATGACCGACTATCAGAATATGGACATAACTTTGTATTAACTGTACATCCACATAATGATAGTTTATTTGTTCTTAATGGAGATGCAGTTCGTGAGGAAGTAGCAGCTCCAGAAGAAATAAAAGTTCCAGAAAAAGAAAAGGAACAAGAAGTAGATAATTTATTAGATAATTTAGATAGTAAAGCAGAAGATACAGAAGAAATTAACGCAGATGATTTTGATTTTACTTTTTAAATTTTAATAAATTATGATGAATTTTG